GAATGAAGTTGTTGGTATTGGTACACACAAAGTCCACATCAATTCACTCCTCAATCTTAACAATCTATCATGAAACATTCAACACCAAAAATGACAGATTATTCAACCCCAGAGTATAAAGATCTTTATGCAGAAATCATCAAAGATCATAACTTTAGGTTTGGAAAGTTTAGTCCAATTCCTTATCCAATGCACCATCATAATAAGGAGAATAAGTAATGACAACTGACATTAAATTAACCAATGATGAGCGTTATCAAATGGTTAAATTGTATGACTTAATTAGAGATATGGATCTTGAAATTGATCCACTAATTGATAGTTCATTTCTAAAGATTATGGAGGCTAATTAACAATGAATGGACTAAAAAGAACACCTGCTCAGTTACAAGAAAGACAGGATTTATGTTATGATTTGGAATACTTAGCAAAGCAACATAAAGATCTGTTAGTAACAATTATTGATGAATATGTGTATAAGTTAAGTGATAAAGAAATCGATGAATTAAAAGGTGTTTTATGTGAAGAATATGGGTATGATTAAGTAGCCTAAAGAGGAAAGTAACCGCCTGATAATAGAGTGCAAAAGTAACAACAATGCGTGGGAAACATTGCTTGTTATTTGTTAAGGTGAGTGGGTAAATCAGGGAGGGGTTGGTTACCTCTCCCTTTTTTTTATGTCTACTAATTATCAACAACTAAAGAGGTATTTCTGTGGAAAACTAATACATTTCTGTGGAAAAGTATTAAAAAGAGTATTATAAATGGTCAAATAAATAGGGGTGCTTTGTTTATACCTTTTCCACAATGTTGTTGAAAAGTGTTAGTAATGTGTGGAATATATGTGGAATAAAGTGTTAATTAATAAGGTCTAATAAGGTCATTTAAAGTGTGATTTTTCTTGTGATCTAAGCGAGCGTAGTATAACACGAAGCGAGCGAAATGTCAATACCTCGCTATAAACTAAAACCGATAGTTTAAGTTCGCAAATTGACACTTTAGTCTTATAAATATCTTACAATAATTGACAGTAACTCTCTGATATGTTATGATACCTATGTAACACTTACTCGGAGCAATTCCATGGCAGTTTCTTACTACAACCGAACGCAGAATAAGTATAGAATAACCTTGGAATTAACAGTGGAAGATGACTTTAATCCTCAGCAAATTGACTGGCGTAAAGTATTAGATTTGCACAGTAATGAGGAGGTCGAAAGTTACACTGAAGACCTGAGAGATTCTGTCAGTTCTTATCACTAACTGTAGCCCTTGAGTGTTATAAGGGGGGACTAGTAAAGTGTCCCCATAGTGTAATACTCAACACAGGTTAATCACCATGGCAGTTGTTAACAGAGAAGCAGTCCTATTTGCGCTGGAAAATGCACAAGATGGCGACGATCTTCTAGAAATTATTGATGGTTTCATTGCTGAATCTGAGGAGGGTTAAGTAACACAAACTGAATAGCATATTAGGGCAGGGTTATTGACACTCTGCCCTTTTTATGTTATGATATAAAGTATAAAGAACTGTACACGCACTATGTAACACTCAACACGCCACAATCAGTAGCCACTAATTAACACTAACTGTATAGTGCTTAATTGACAGTCGTTTAGGCAGTGTTTTGCGCCTTATGTTATATCGATGCGTTGGGCGATGCGTATATTAAAAAAGCAAGAGACCCTAACCTACAGAGGTGACAGATCGAGTTGTATATAAAAAAACCGCGAAAAAATTTTAAGACCTTATTACTTTTCATATATAAAAAAATCCCCAGGTGAAAATGATCGATGAAACCATTTACCACATCTATGCAAAAGACCAGTGCTTGTATAATAATCTAAACGAAAATCAATTTAAAAGGACATGGACGGACCTACAGAATATGGTAGGGCTAATGAAGACTGACTATACATTAGATGATTTAAGTTATGAGAAATTGCCGCCTGGGATGGGTGGTGCAGGAGGTAATACGGTTAACTGGAAAGAACCCGATGGAGGAGATTCTTATTGACACTATACATATATCAGTGTATAATTGAATTGAAGGTACTAAACAATTATGGCAAAAGGATTTACCGTTAAAGCCAATACCCCAAAACCAAAAGCACCTGATTGGGATATTGATGCTATTAAAGCAAGAATGAAAGGTAAGACAATAGTATTTTGTCTTCCAGGTCGTGGGTGCTCCTATGTTTTTCTGAAAAACTTTGTACAACTCTGTTTTGATATGGTTCAAAATGGAATGAGTATACAAATCAGTCAAGACTATTCTTCAATGGTTAACTTTGCACGTTGTAAGTGTTTAGGTGCCAATGTATTAAGAGGTCCTAATCAAAAACCTTGGGATGGTAAATTAGAATATGATTACCAACTATGGATTGACTCGGATATAGTCTTTGACTCTAGCAAGTTCTGGCAGTTATGCGATCTTGCAGTTCCTGCTGAAGGTGAGGAGAGAGGTATTACTGCTGGTTGGTATGCTACAGAAGATGGCAAGACTACATCTGTCGCACACTGGTTAGAGGAAGATGATTTCCGTAGTAATGGTGGAGTTATGAATCATGAGACTGTTGATTCTATGGCCAAGCGTAAGAAACCATTCACCGTAGACTACACAGGTTTCGGTTGGGTGATGATTAAGAAAGGTGTTTTTGAACAACTTGAGTATCCTTGGTTTGCTCCTAAGATGCAGGTCTTTGAATCTGGTGCTGTTCAGGACATGTGTGGAGAGGACGTTAGTTTCTGTTTAGATGCTAAAGAGGAAGGGTATGATATCTGGTGCGATCCTCGGATTCGTGTCGGTCATGAAAAAACTCGTATTATCTAACGTGTCTCGAAAAAAACTCGCTAATCATGGAGGTTAATCAATGGCGAAAATAGGTGGAGGTCTCTTAGGAGGTTCATACGTCGAAGCAAGACCGAAAAAAACTCGTCAGGGAATGGGTAAACACACTAAATATGCCGCTTCTTCTCGCAACAGTGCTAAAAAACGCTACCGAGGACAAGGCAAATAAATACAAGGGACTCTACGGAGTCCCTTTTTTAATAGCAATAAGAAAATGAACGATTTTTTAGACAATCTCGCTAACCATCAACACCAAAAGATGCTTCGTGAGATTAATAATGACGCAATAACCCCTAAAAAGAGGGATACAATGGTCCAAAATGACCTCTATGAACGTCATGAGGGGGATTTTGAAGATGATGGCTTAGATTATGACACTGATCCTATGACTTTGACTGAATTTTAGTAATAATTCCTTAATAAATAACTTATTATAGTGTAAATTTCATGCCTTTACAAAGGGTAAGCCAAGGATTTAAGGATATTAGTATGACATTCCAGAGTAATCCTCTGAATGATGACCTTATTGCGCTTAAAAATGAGAATGCAATTGCTCGTTCTATACGAAATATTGTATTTACCCTCCCTGGAGAGAAATTTTTTAACCCATCTTTTGGATCTCGCATAAGTGGATCACTTTTTGAGAATATAGATGACATTACTGGTGATGTTATTAATGATGAAATTAAAAATTCTATCAATAATTGGGAACCAAGGGTGGATTTAATTGAAGTTATAACAATTCCTGACCCAGATAATAACTCATATAATGTAAGTGTTGAATATGAAATTATTGGAGCAGACGTTCCACCTCAACAATTAGAATTCGTGTTGCAACCAAACAGATAAAATGCCCTTAGTTAATTTTTCTAACCTGGATTTTGACCAGGTTAAGACAACTCTCAGAGAATATTTACAAGCAAACTCGGAATTTACTGATTATAACTTCGAGGGATCGAATTTATCGTCCGTTTTAGATGTTCTGGCATACAATACCTACATTACTTCTTATAATGCCAACATGGTGGCAAATGAATGTTTCATTGATAGTGCTACTTTAAGAGAAAATGTAGTCGCATTAGCAAGAAATATCGGATATTTACCTCGTTCAAGGACGGCTGCAAGAGCAACCGTTAGTTTTTTCGTAGATTGTTCAAGTATTTTACCTGTTCCCGTCTCGTTAACCCTTAAAAAGGGTCCTGTTGCTGCAACATCGGGTACTTTTGGCAATTCTTCGTTAGTTTTCTCGATTTGTGAGGATATAACAGTCCCTGTTACAGATGGAACTGCAAGATTTAACGATATTTACATTTATGAGGGTACTCTTTTAACCTCAACCTTCACAGAATCGTCTGCAAACCCAAATCAACGCTTTATTTTACCAAATTCTGGTATTGATAGCACTTTAATTAAGGTAAATGTTGCAGATAACCAATTTGCAACCAATGAAGTCACTTATGATTACCAAAATAACCTCTTTGCGATAGATTCTACCTCAAAAGTCTATTTTTTACAAGAAATTGAAGACGAAAGATATGAAGTTTTCTTCGGAGACGGTGTTTTTGGCAAAAAACTAGAAGAAGGCAATTTTGTAACCGTAAATTACATCGTTTCTAATGGAGATGGTGGAAATGGAGTTCAAAATTTCCAATTTGCCGGAAAATTGGTCTATACAAGGAGTGGAATTGAGTATAATGTCACTTCTGGCATTTCTTTGATCTCAACTGGACTCCAATCTTCGGGTGGACAAGAAATTGAAGCTGTAGATTCGATTAAAAAGTTTGCTCCTCGTGTTTATGCGTCTCAAAATCGCACTTTGACGGCAAATGACTACGAAACACTGATTCCAACCCGAATTTATCCCGAAACTGAGTCAATTTCCGTTTTTGGAGGTGAAGATTTAGTTCCACCTCAATATGGAAAGGTCTTTATTAGCATAAAACCCAAATCTGGCGATTTTTTACCAAATTTGGTCAAAGAAAACATTAAAAGGCGTTTGAAAAAGTATGCAGTAGCTGGAATTGTTCCAGAAATCCTTGATTTGAAATATTTGTATATTGAAGCACATTCTAAAGTCTATTATAACAGTAATCTTGCTCCTTCTGGTGCAGATGTCTCTAGTATCGTTCAAAATAACGCAAATAAGTATGCTGAGTCAACTGAGTTAAATAGATATGGTGCTAGATTTAAATACAGTAAATTCTTGAACATTATTGACCAAAGTCAAGAAGGAATTACTTCAAATATCACAACTATTGATATGAGAAGGGATATGAGAGTCGCATTAAACTCTTATGCAGAATATTCTATTGGTTTTGGTAATAGATTCTATATTCATGATATGGAAGGATATAATATTAAAACTTCGGCATTTTTTGTATCAGGAATTAGTAATCCTTGTTATGTTGGCGATCTTCCTAATACAAATAGAAAAAGTGGATCATTATTCTTCTTTACTGTTCCTACAATCAATTCTACCTCTCCAACTATCATTAGAAGGAATGTAGGTACTATAGATTACACTACTGGAGTGATATCATTGAATCCAGTTAATATTATAGGTGGAAAAATAAAAGATGGTCAGACAATTGTTGAAATTCAGGCCACTCCATATTCAAATGATGTTATTGGATTACAGGATCTTTATTTGCAACTAGATATAAGTAAGAGCACCTTTGAAACCGTTGTTGATGAAGTTTCTTCTGGACTCGACCCATCGGCATCAAATTACGTTGTGACCTCTAGTTATCCTAACGGCAATTTAGTACGCTCTGGTGGGCGTTCTGACGCTACTACAACCGCTACTACAGCGACTACCTACTAAGAAATATAAACACCAATGGCAGATAAAAGAGTCCAGTTTAGTAACATAGTTCAAAATCAGCTACCTAATTATGTTAGGGATGATTTTCCACTGGTTTCTGAATTTTTAAAGTCTTATTATCAAGGACAGGAATATGAAGGTGGTCCAATTGATCTTATTCAGAATATTGATCAGTATGTAAAGGTTAGTGAGCAAACTAATCTTATCACTTCTACGACTCTAGATGCTGATCTTACCATATATGATACAACTATCCCAGTTCAGGCATATCCTAATGGAACCAATGGATTTCCTGATTCTTATGGATTAATAAAGATTGATGATGAGGTTATAACTTATACAGGAAAGACAGATACTTCATTTACAGGATGTGTTAGGGGTTTTGTTGGTATTACCTCTTATAAAGCAGAAGCAAATCCACAACAGTTAGTTTTTAGTGATTCTACTGCTGCAACTCATGAAGGTAATCTTTATGACTCCACAACGGGTAAAAGAATTCGTGAGGGAGTTAAAATTCAGAACCTTAGCAATCTTTTTCTTACTGAATTTTTACTAAAGACCAAAAATCAACTATTACCTGGATTAGAGGATAGAAAACTAACTAAAGACTTAGATCAGAACGTCTTTATTAAACAAGCAAGTAGTTTTTATTCTAGTAAGGGTACAGATAGATCTTTTGAGATTTTATTTAAATCATTATACAATAAACACGTTGAAATCATAAGACCAAAGGATTTTCTGTTTACTCCCTCAAATGCCAATTTTAGAGTTACTAATGATTTGGTAGTTGAACCTTATGAAGGTGATCCAATGGATTTGGATCAGGCTACTTTATATCAGGATGAATATCCACGCAGTCCTGGAGTTATAAAGGCATATGGACCTGTTACCAACATAGAGAAGATTAATGTTGCAATAGGTGAGACTTATTACCGCATGAGTTTAGATGCTGGTTATAATAGGGATTTAAGAGTTGATGGTGCAGTTTATGGAGCATTTTCTGTTCATCCAAAAACTAGAGTAATTGGTGATGTATCAATTGGTGCATCATTTATTGATGTTGACTCAACTGTTGGATTTGCTCATTCTGGAAATTTAGATGTAGTTTATAGTGATTCAACTGCTGGAATTGTTTCTTATACATCTAAATCCGTTAATGAATTCTTTGGAGTTAGTAATGTAGTTGGAATTATCTCGGATAAGTCATCTGTTGGCATTGATACTTATGCATATGGAACGGCTTTTGGTGGTGATGACGTAATTAAGGTAAAAGTTACCTCTATTTTAAGTAAATTAGATTATCCAGATAATACTCACAGTTATTCCAGAAATGATACTGCAAGAATTAAGAGTTTAGGTGTTAGAGATAAGAAATTTAAGTCTAGAGATTGGTTCTATAACTGTGCTCCTGTTTATAAGGTTCATAGTATAGTATTACTTGATGCTTCTGACTGGACATATAAAGTTAACTTATTTAAACTTCATTATTTTAAGAAAGGTGACTCAGCATCTATTACTGGACCTGATGGTGTAGATAAGGCCACCACAGTTATTGATATAACTTCATCTACTTCTTTCACCATTAAGGGTCAAGGAGTTCTTGATGTTAGCAATACTTATACATTTAAGAATAATATATTAAAAACTCTAACCAATAATTTCCCAGGAACTCAAATATATTCGACAAATGTTCAAAATACTTACAAAAATGGGGACAGTTTATTAATTGCCTCCTCATCTATACCATCTTATAATGCTCAAGCACTGAATACTACTGATAGAAAAATTACTTTTAGTGGTGCTTTTGTTGGAGATGAGTTTAAAATAACAACTACTACGGATCATGGATACCGTACTGGAGAGGCTATCTACTATAGACCTCAAACAGACACTCAAAGTTATGTTGATAATGTAACTCTTGAAACAAAATATAGGACAGTAATAGTATCTCAGTTATTTGATGAGGGTCTGTATTATATTAAGAGAGTTGAGGGAAGTACAACAACTGTAAAATTTGCTAAGAGTAGAACAAATATCTATAACGGAATATTTGTTTCTCTTGATAATTCTGTTACTGTAACTGATAATAGTATTGAACCTTATGAATTTAGGGATAAAGGATTACATTCTCAAAGACTTTTAAGAGAAGTTAACCCTTCTCATAATGATGGTGAGATTGTTAAGACAGAACCAGGTGCAACTGGTATTTTAATTAATGGTGTTGAGGTTTTAAACTATAAATCTAATGATTTAGTCAAATATGGAAGAATTGAAGAGATTGAGGTTACCTCTCCTGGATCTAACTATGATCTGATTAATCCTCCTGTTTTAAACGTCTCAGATGCCACTGGAGTGGGTGCAACAGGATATGCTGGACTTACTGGATCATTAAGTGGAATTAGGGTTATAGATCCTGGTTTTGATTATGAAGAAACTCCAAGAATTAAGATTTCTGGTGGTAATGGTCAAGGTGCAACGGCTGCTGTTAATACTAAGTTAACAACTCATAAACCTTTATTCAATTCTGAGGGTGCAGCAGGATATATTGGTCTTACCACTAATACTATTGGATTTGGTACTTTCCATAAATTCAGAAATGCTGAAAAAGTCATTTATATTACTAGTGGTCAACAAGGAGTTGGTGGAATTACAACAGAAGCAGTATATCACGTTTCTACATTATCTAATACAACTGTAAAACTTCATAAGAATGAAAGTGATGCATTAGCAGGAATTAATACTATTAGTCTAACTTCTTATGGTATTGGTCAACATTCATTACAATCCTATAAAAAGAAATCTATATTAGAATCAATTAATATAACCAATTCAGGATCTGGGTATCAAAATAAGAAATTAACAGCTCTTGCTACTGGAATTAGTACATCTAAGAATTCTGTTAATATTGATAAGCATCGTTATAAGAATGGAGAAATTGTAACTTATACATCTAGTGGAACTGTAATTGGTGGATTATCTGCTTCTAATCAGTATCAAGTTATTGTTGTAGATGATAATAACTTTAAATTAGCAAATGCAGGAGTTGGTGGTACAGATGCTTCTAATTACAAAAATGGAGTTTATGTAGATTTCACTAGTTCGGGATCTGGGATTCATTATTTTAATTATCAACCCATTACAGTAACTCTAACTGGAAAAGTTGGAATATCCTCAATTGGTAATGAAACTTTTGAGGCTACTGTTCAACCAGTTTTCAGAGGTCAATGTACTTCTGTTCATTTAGAGAATAGTGGTGTTGGATATGGATCTTCTGAGATCGTTAATTTTGACCGTCAACCTGATGTAACTTTAATACCTGGAGCTTTAGGGCAATTATCACCAATTGTTAGTGATGGAAAAGTTGTTGAGGTATTGGTATTAAATTCTGGTAAGCAATATCTTGGTCCTCCTGATTTAGAAGTTACTGGAGACGGTAAGGGTGCTGTTCTTACCCCAGTGCTTGAAAATGGTACTATTACTTCAATTAAAGTTCTGGAAAGTGGTATTGGATATACCCAACAGAATACAAGTGTTAGTGTTGTAACCCCTGGATCTGGTGTTCAGTTTAATAGTATTCTTCAACCTTGGAGACTTAACTTAGTTAAGAAGAATTGGGATAGTTTTGCTGATGATGATGGATTTATTACTGAAGGACGTAACATAGCATTTGAATTACAATATACACATCTTTATGCACCTAGAAAATTAAGAGAATCTGTTTATGCACGAAACTCTGAGGGTGCTGTTTTATATGGTCAAGCAGACTTAAAGAGAGTTGCTAGTGTTGAAGTTGCATCTACTGACCATTCACCAATAATTGGATGGGCATATGATGGAAATCCAATCTATGGACCATATGGATATGTTGAAAAGTCTGGTGGTGTTATAGCCGCAATGAAGACGAGTTATCAGATAAAATTAAAAGATAATCGTCCTCCACTTACCGCATTCCCTGAAGGATTCTTTATTGAAGATTACTCTTATGTTAGGGTAAAGGATGATACTTACCTAGATGAAAATAATGGAAGATTCTGCATAACTCCTGAATATCCTGAGGGAACTTATGCTTACTTTGCTACTATCAATGATATTACTGCAGATACATCAGGTCCATTTAATCAGTTTAGAAGACCAGAATTCCCATATTTGATTGGAGACAGTTATCATTCTGTACCAAATAACTTTAATTATAAATTTACTTCAAATCAAGAATCGGTAGTTCTTCAGCATACTGATTGGTTAAGGAATATTGATCCTTACAATTTGATGGAAGGGAATTTGGAGTATGAATATCTTCCTATACCAAATAAACTAAAACAAACAATTGATATTAAAGCAATAAGTGCTGGATCAATTGATGAGATTGGTATTAGTACTGGAGGATTCTTATATCGTGTTGGAGATACTGTAGTATTTGATAATGTAGAAACTCAAGGGTCTGGAGCATCTGTTAAGGTTTCTAGAGTCAAAGGTAAACCCATAAGTTCTGTAAGTGTTGCTTCTAGTACTATTACTGGGGTTGAAGTTTATCCTACTGGAGGGGATGGTGAATATAACATTGTTTCCGCAAGTCCTCACCAATTCCTGGATAATGATTTGGTAACAATTAGTGGATTATCTACTACTTCATCTAAAATTGGTGGAACTTATAATGCTGGTATTACTACTGTTGCATTTGCGTTAGTTGGAGTTGGTACTAGTTCTGTTGGTGTTGCATCTGCTCTTTCTACTGGAATAGTTACTCATTTCAATGTTGATGGTGATTTAGCTCGGATAAGAGAGAATGATGTTATAGGTATTGGTACAGAGGAGATTAAAGTCTTAAATGTTGAATCACACTTATCCCGTATTAGAGCCTTAAGATCTATTAATGATGTTGGAACTGCTCATACAGTTACTTCTGTTTTAACTTTAAAACCTCGACAATTAAAAGTTGATGCTGGATTTAAGACTGATTATCAGTATCGTGTAAATAAAGAACTTTATTTTAATCCTGTTGAATCAGTTGGTTTAGGAACTGCATCAGGAGTTGGTATTGGTACAACTATATTCATTTCAAATCCTGGAGCAGGATTAACTCAAAGGTTTATTCCTACAAGAGCAATTTACATCAGAAATCATGGATTAGAAACTGGTGATCAATTAACATATTCAATTAATGTTGGTGCTGGTATCTCTTACATGCATGATACTGTGGATGGATCTGGAGTATCTACTTTAGAAGATGATACTACTTTATATGCTGCTAAGATAAGTAATGATTTAGTTGGATTATCTACGGTTGTAGTTGGATTAGGTACAACCACCACATTTGTGGGAATTGCAAGTACAGAACAAGTTTCTTCGACCATGTATTTTGTGGGTGTAGGAACTGGTGTATATCATAGTCTTAAGACTAACTATAGCGCAATTACTGCTGAAATTAATAGAAATTTAGTTACAGTATCCACTGGTGAAACCCATGGATTAGAAGGTTCTAATTCTGTGTGGGTTGATGTTAATCCATCAGACACTGGTATCAATACTGTTAAGTATAGTGATTTTAATAGAAGGATTTTAGTCAATCCACAAAACTTTACCGCAGCAGGAGTTAACACTTCAACTAATGCGATAACTATTGCCAATCATGGATTTGTTGGTGGTGAAAAGATTGTTCATACAGCAACTACTCCCGCAGCTGGTCTTTCTGATAATGGAATGTATTTTATTGTTAAAATTGATAATAATACATTCAAGTTAACTAATAATTACTATCAATCCAATCGATTAACGCCAACTATTGTTGGAATTACTAGTGCATCTGCTGGAACCATTAATCCAGTTAACCCACCAGTAAAACTTTATAAGGATTCTTCTGTTACATTCGATCTTTCTGATTCTTCTTTGGCGTATGTTCATGCTGGAACAAATTATCCTGCATATGAGTTGAATTTCTATATTGATGAGAACTATACTGATATATGGGATAAAGTTGGTATTGATAATAAGTTTAAAGTTCAAAGATATGGAACTGTTGGTGTAACTGCTGATGCAAGAATTATTCTAACCGTTGATAAAGATACTCCAGAGACTTTATTCTATAAACTGGATCCAATATATGAAAGCGATATTCCCCCTTATAAGACTGAAGTTCTTGTAGATAAAGAGGTTGATTCTTGGGCGGAATTACAAGCACAAGAGAGTATCTATAATGGTTATCAGGTAATTGGTGTAGGTGCAACTAATACCTTTACTTACAGTATTAAGAAAACTCCTGAAAAAGCTACTTATACTCCTGGACCAACGCAACTTTCTTATGAAACTAATGCAGCAAAAGCATATGGTGGTGCTGCTAGATTTGAGATTAAGAATTCTGGAACAAATTATTATTCTCTTCCTGGATTTACGACCATTACATCATCTGATGGATATGGTGCGGTTCTTGATATATCCAGTAAGTCTATTGGTAGAATTCTAAAGACAAAAATTAGTAATCCAGGGTATAACTTCCCAACAGATACAACAGTAAGACCAGATGTTGAATTGGGTATTCTTGCTACAATTAGTCCTTATTATTCCTTTGATCAGATTGGGATAAATTCTGCTGGAAGAGGATATACTGCAGCACCAAAACTATTAGTATTTGATGGTAAAACCAATAAGCAAATTAAGGATGTACAATTAGAATATGATTTAGGAGACTCTGAAGTTACTATTAGAAAGAATACTTCAGGATTAAGTCAAGCAGCTCCTACTCTTCTTCCTACTCAAAATACAAATGGTGTAGCAATTAGTACTGCTTCATATAATTCATCTACACAAGATGTAACCATTACTTTTGGTAATGTTGGATTTAGTACAGCAAATTCCTTCCCATTTGGTATTGGTGACAAAGTATTGATTGAAGGTATAAGTGTTGGTATAGGATCTACGGGAGCTGGTTATAATTCAGCAGATTATGATTATCAATTATTCACTGTTAATGGATTAGATGCTAATTTGGGTGGTGTTGGTGCTACTATCGGATACAGTCTTGCTGGATTGTTAGATGGTAAAGTTCCTGGTGAATATAACAGTGTTAACTCTGCAGGAAGAGCAGTTCCTAAGAATTTCTTCCCATTATTTAATATAACATTAAAACCAAATGACTATCTTAATGGAGAAGAAGTAAGTCAGGGAGCTTCTGTTGGTTTTGTAGAAAATTGGAATAGAAGAGTTGGTCTTCTTAAAATCTCATCTAGTGATGATTTTGTGGAAGGTGAATTAATTAGAGGACATTCTTCTGATACTCAAGGACTACCTGCTGAAATAAAAACCTTTGATTCTGATTTAGAAGTGAGTTCAGTCTCTAGGGTGGAGAATGGTTGGGAAACTTCTTCAGGATTTATTAATGATAATATGCAGAGAGTTCAAGATAGTTTCTACTATCAAAACTTCTCTTACTCATTAAAATCCGAAGTTGCTTTTGATACTTGGGATGATGCAGTTTCTGTATTAAACCACACTGCAGGATTTAAGAAATTCTCTGATTATCAGTTAATGACCCCTGCAGACGCACTGACTAGTGGTGTTAATATGCCAGTTGGGTTAACAACTGACCAAACATCATTTGAAGTAGTAAGTGATCTTTATGGAGTTGGTGATTTAAATTGTGTTAATGATTTTGATCTTGCTACAGAAAATTCCCGTAAACAAAATGGAGGACTTGTTTCTGATGAGGTAGTATTTAATAGTAGAGTTCTTACCGATTATTACGAGTCTGTTGGTAACAGAGTTCTAAGTATTGATGATATGAGTGGATCCTTTAATAGTAATCCACGTCCTACTCCATTTAGTGTTGTATCTCAATTCCCATTGAATACAAGACAATGCATGAAGTATATTACTTATGTAAGAGATAGGAGATATGTTGGTCAAAGACAGATCATGGTTGTTGATCTTGTTCATGATGATTCCTTTGGATATATCAACCAGTATGGACAAGCAGGAACTGTATATCCTCTTGGATCATTTGACTTCTCTATTGTAGGTACTGATGGAAGACTTCTATGGTATCCAAACAACTATAAGGTTAATGATTATGATGTGGTAGCTATTGCTTATAACCTTGATAACAATATTTTAGGAATTGGTAGTACTAGTCTTGGTTGTGCAGAAATCTTTACAAGTAGTACTGAAATTGCAAGTGGAGCAACTGAAACTCTTGTTTCTATTGGTTATACGTACAGATCTTTGAAGGTCTTAGCATCTATTAGTGGTTCTACTCATAATGAGCATGAGATGGAAGAGATTAATATCATCCATGATGGAACTACTGTTGATGTAATGGAGTATGGTCAACTTACTTCCAATTTAGGTAACTATGTTAATGTATCTGGATTTGGAACTTTTGTACCATCTATTTCAGGAACTGATATTAATATTGACTTTAAGGCAAATACAGGTATTGCTTGTACTGTTAATACCATTGTAGTTGGACTTAGCACTGGAGCCTATGTTGGTGTTGCAACTAATCAACTTAAGCATGTAAATCTAGAATCCAAAACCACTGCTATCGCTGCTTCTGGTACACCTGGTATTCATACAGTTGGTGAATATTTAACTCTAAGTGGTGATGATGATCATTACGATGCTGCTTATTTTATAGCACAGGTTGAAGATACAACGAACAATACTTACTCAATGGAAGAGATTGTTCTTGTTGATGATTATAACACTACTTTAGGAACTACAGAGTCTTATATTGTAAGTTATGGTAATGTTGAAACTGTAGCTGGATTAGGAACATTCGGAGCACAAGTTAAAGATGTAGGTGGGGCTAAGTGGACTCAACTAATGTTCACTCCTAATGCAAGTATTGCAACTCAGGTTAAGGTGTTTATGAATGCCTTCCAGATTGAAGATGATGATAAGGATATCATTGAATTTGATAATGGTTCTATAGAGACGATGTATAATCTTTATTCCGGTACTGAAAACGATATTAAGAGAGCATTTGATCTTACTCATAAGAACAATGAAATCTTTAATAAGTCTTTCACTGGTAATGACGTTCAAATTGTAGATACTACAAATAATACAATTCGTTTACCTAATCACTTCTTTGTAACGGGTGAGGAAGTTAAGTATGTTCATGCTGGTGCTGGAACCAGTATGGCAATAGGAATTGGTCTTACTGATGGATTCTCTGGTATTGGTAATACCAATAAACTTCCAAGCAGTGTTTTTGTTTATAAAGTTAATGAAGATACTATAAAACTATCTGCTACTGCAGCGAAGTCATTAAGACGTATTCCGGAAACTATTGGTATTACCACTGTTGGTGTTGGAACTTCTCATAGATTTGCAGCTGTTAATCAAAATGCTAAGTGTATTCTTGGTTTAGATAATATTATTCAATCTCCTGTAGTTGCAACTTCTGTAACAACTGGTCTTGCTAAGACATGTTATACAACAGATGATCTTCTTACGTTTACTGGTATTACATCCTTTATAGGTGGAGATCTGATTAAACTGGGTGATGAGATAATGAGAATTGATGGGGTTGGTATAGGAAGTACCAATGTCATTAGAGTTCGTAGACCTTGGTTGGGAACGGCATTACAGAACTATGCACCTGCTACTCAGGTAACTAAGGTTAATGGAAACTATAATATTGTTGAAAATACTTTAAACTTTGTAGAAGCACCCTATGGTAATCTTCCATTAAGTACAAGTACAAACCAACCTGATGATAGAGATTGGACTGGTATTTCTACATCATCTAGTTTTGCTGGAAGAGTATTCTTAAGAGGTGGTGTTCAAGATACTTCTAATGAAACTTATTATAAGAATAAAGTTCTTGATGATATTTCTGGTCAATTTACTGGGGATAGAAGATACTTCACTTTAGAATCAGATGATTCTAATATTACCGGAATTGCTACTGAGAATGCTGTTATTTTGATTAATGACGTATTCCAAGGACCAGCAGCAGATCTTGATTATACACTGGAAGAAAATGCTGGTATTACCTCTATCAGATTTACCGGAACTGCAACATCTATTGCTAACGATGTTAATACTTCAAATCTTCCTATTGGTGGTGTAATTGTATCAGTTGGATCTACTGAAGGATTTGGATATCAACCTTTAGTCGCTGCTGGTGGTACTGCTACGGTTTCTACTGCAGGAACAATTAGTGCTGTTACTCTTAGCAATACTGGATCAGGATATAGACAAGGTGTTGGTCAACTTGTTAATGTCGGAATTCAAACTCAGGCAACTAGAGGTACTAATATTGTAAGTATTGGTACTGCATTTATTGGATCTAGTGGTGCTCTAACAGGTGTAGCCGTTACAAGCACATTTGTAAGTTATAAACCAAAAGATATTTCACATGTTGGTTATAACTCAGAAACTGGTATTAGTACTATCACAACTGCCTTTAATCATAACCTATCGGCAGGTGATGAGATTGCTCTATCAGGAATTGCATTTACCTGTGAATATGCTCCTCCTTTAGGAATTAACACTGCACTTTATGATGGTGTTGCTGGTATTATGACAGTTTATACAACTACTGCTCATGGATTGGTAGTTGGTAGTAAGACTAAGGGTAATGTAATATTGACCGGAATGG